ACATACCGTAGAGTTTCAGAAAAAACTGGTTATCAAGCTACAGTTCCTGATGCTGACATTGTGATTTCAGCGTTTGGTCGTTTGTGGGCGGCTAACACTGCCTCTGTAAATGCCACTGTTTATTTCAGTGACTTGATTTCAGGTCATGTGTGGTCAACAGGTACTGCTGGCTCATTGAATGTCAATAATGTGTGGGTGAATGGTGCTGACCAGATCACTGGTTTAGCGGCTCACAATGGCTTCCTGTTCATTTTTGGTAAGCGTCAGATTCTTGTTTATCAAGGTGCAACAGCACCATCAACTATGTCTATCAGTGACACTGTTGAAGGTATTGGTTGCATTGCTAGAGACAGTATTCAGACTACAAGCACTGATGTGTTGTTCTTGTCAAACTCTGGTGTCAGATCATTGATGAGAACGATTCAAGAGAAGTCTGCACCTGAGAGAGACTTGTCAAAGAATATTCGCAATGACTTGATGGGTGCTGTAGCTGGAGAAACATTGGCAAACATTAAGTCTGTGTACTCAGAGCGTGAAGCTTTTTATTTGCTGACAACCCCTAGCATTGATACTACTTGGTGTTTTGATACCAAGGCATATTTGCCTGATGGTTCTGCAAGGGTAACAACATGGGATTCCATTACGCCTAAGTCTTTTTTGTCTCGCAGAGATGGAAGTCTTTACATTGGTAAGAATGGGTACATTGGGTATTACAACACTTATCAGGATTACGATACTTCTTATCGAATGTTGTATTACACAAACCATGCTGATCTTGGTGACCAGAATGTAACTTCAATTCTGAAGAAACTGTCAACAGTGGTAATTGGTGGCTCTAACCAAGTTATGACATTCAAGTGGGGATTTGACTTCAAGACAAACTATTTGTCTGCAAATGTGACTATTCCAACGCAAGGTGTATCGTATTATGGTATAGCTGAGTATGGCGCAAATGCCACAACGATTGCTTACTATTCTGATGGTGTTGCATTGCAAACATTGACTGTTCCTGCAACTGGAACTGGTAAGGTTGTGCAAACAGGTTATGAATCAGACATCAATGGTTTTGCCTTGTCTATTCAGAAGATTGAAATTCAAGCTAAGAATGGAAAGATGACTTAAAGGAAAATTATGAGTGATTACACTAAAAGCACAAACTTTGCTACCAAAGACAATTTGTCTTCTGGCAATTCTTTGAAAATTGTCAAAGGTACAGAGATTGATACTGAGTTCAACAATATTCAAACTGCCATTGCAACTAAGGCTAATTTGGCAAGTCCTACATTTACAGGAACAGTAGTAATACCAACTGCAACCATAACAACTGCAACCATATCTGGCGGTACTATTACTGGTATTACAGATTTGGCTATTGCTGATGGTGGTACTGGCGCATCTACAGCCGCAAATGCACGAACAAATCTAGGTCTGGTAATTGGCACTAATGTACAGGCTTGGGATGCTGATTTAGATACATGGGCAACAAAAACTGCTCCTAGTGGAACAGTTGTTGGAACAACCGATAGCCAAACATTAACAAATAAAACATTAGGTTCTGGTACTGTATTTAATTCAAGTATTGTAAATTCTGGTACTGCTGTGACTGCTAGTGGTACAAGCGTTGATTTTACAAGTTTGCCTAGTTGGGTAAAGCGCATTACTGTGATGTTTAATAATGTTAGTTTAAATGGGCAAACAAGTATTCTTGTGCAATTAGGGACAGGATCAACGACATACACGACATCTGGCTATTCTGGTGGTGGGGCAAGATTTGGCGCATCCTCTGTTGCTTCAACTAGTTTTACAGCAGGGTTTGGATTTAATAATGATACTGCGACGGCAGTGATTGGTGGGAGTATGACCATCACTAATGTAACCAGCAATACATGGTCTGCATCTGGTATTTTTGGTGAAAATTCTGGTGAGTTTATGTGTATGACAGGCGGCTCAGTTGCACTTGGAGCATTACTTACCGCTGTTCGCATCACTAGCGTCAATGGAACGGCTAGTTTTGATTCAGGAATCATAAATATTTTATATGAGTAAAAATATGAATAATAAAAATACTAAGTGTCGATCTTATATTACTGTCTATGTATGGAAGCGCACAGCATGATGATGCAAGACCCTGAATATCGTATTACTCATCACTTTAGTGATGGGTTATATGCTAAAGAATCATTCTTCACTGCTGGAATGAGTGTCTTGAAACATACGCATGATTTCAGCCATTTGTCGATATTGGCGCATGGAAAGGTTGCTGTTTTGCATGGAACTGAAATTGACATTGTTTCTGCGCCAGCGTGTATTGAGATCAAAGCAGGGTTGACTCATGGTGTCAAAGCAATAACAGATTGTGTTTGGTTTTGTATTCATGCCACTGACGAAAAAGACCCGTCAAAAGTGGATGAAATTTTGATTAAGGGAGATTGATATGCCTATAGCCGCCGCCACAATTATGGGAGGTGCATCACTGTTAGGTGGTGCAATGCAAAGTAAAGCCGCTAAGAGTGCGGCTCAAGAATCTGCACGAGCACAACTTGAAGCGGCAAGAATTGCGGCTGAAGCGGCTAAGTTTCGCCCTGTTGGTGTAACTACTCGCTATGGCAGTTCCAACTACCAGTTTGATCCTAGTGGCTATCTAACTAGTGCTGGTTACACAGTTGCTCCTGAATTACAAGCCTATCAAGACCGTTTACAGGCTCTTACAGGCGGTGCTTTGACTCAAGCTGAGATGGCACAGCAACAGTATGCTCCGCTTCAACAAAGTGCTACAGGATTGTTTGGATTGGGTCAACAGTATCTACAGCAGACACCTGAACAAGTGGCATCTCAATATATGCGTCAGCAACAAGATTTGCTTGCGCCTAGCCGTGAGCGTCAATATGCTCAGTTGCAGAACCAGTTGTTCCAAACAGGTCGTGGTGGCTTGTCAGTAGGTGCAACAGGATTGCGCCCCGGTGGTGGAGAAGGTTTAAGAGCAACAACTCCTGAGATGGAGGCTTATTACAACGCATTGGCACAACAAGATTTGCAATTGGCGGCTCAAGCTCAACAGGCTGGTCAACAGAATGTGGCATTTGGCACAGGATTGTTGGGTTCAGGCGCACAGTTAATGGGTCAGTATCAAGCTGGTCAGGTCGGTGCTTTGAGTCCATTTACAAGCTATTTGGGTGCTGGTTCTACCATTGAATCTCTTGGACAACAGCCTTTGGATATTGGCGCACAGTTGGGCGGTCGTGCGGCTACTGCTGGTGCTAATGTTGGAGAAGCTTTGTTAACTGGTGGACTTGGTGCGGCAAGAACCCTTCAAAGCACTGCTGGTAGTGGTTTTGGTAAAGCATTGATGGGACTTGCTGACAATCCTTATGTCCAACAAGGATTAGAAAAATACTTTAATCCAAGTAGAGGGCCTGTTTTTACTGATGCCTATCAAGCATCAATTCAACCAAATAATTTATCTTCTGGATATTTCAATCCACAAATGTCTATTGGCGCAAGAGATTATGTTATTTAAGGAATAAATCATGACAAACGGTTTCACCATTCCAATGGATAGACTTTTCGCAAACCAAAGCAAATATGGCGATATGGATTTGCAATCTCGACAAAGTAAAGAAGAAACAGATCGTCTAAATGAATTAGCAAGATCAGAGTTTTTAAAAAACATGTCTAAACCATTTAAACAATCTCTCCTTACTGATTTTGCTCCAGCAGAAATGGCGCAAAGTGAGTTTCCAATACCAAATGCTGAACCATACTCAGCACTGTCAGTAAAACAAGCACCTGCGTCTATTGTGGGTGGGATGTTCAGTCCTGAAATCTCTCGTGCGGCAGAGATGGAATACTTGCAAAAGCGTCAAGCGGCTATGCGTGATCGTGCATTGGCATTTGCACAGTTATCTCCTATGCAACAAGCAGACTATGGTTTTTACCGTGGTGGTCAGCAGTTGGGTGATGTTGTTGGTGGCGCTTTGGGTGGACAAGACCCACAGTTAAAGCTTATCTCTCAGCGTCAACAGTTGCTTAGTCAACTAGATAGAAGCGACCCAGAATCGTATAAAAAAATAGCGTTGCAAGCACAGCAAATGGGCGATTCTGAGTTGGCTACGCTTGTTTCTGAAGCTGGCCTTAAGTTAAGGCTTGATGAGGCCACCATAAAACAAAAAAGTCGTGAGGCAAAAGGTGCTGACCCATTTGAACAATTGCTTCGTTCAGGTAAATACACTCCTGCAAGCATGGCAACTTATAAGGTTAGCGGAAATGTTGCTGACCTAAGAGAAGTTGAAAGTCCAGACAAAGTACCAGCAGACATCCAAAAAGCTCGTTTGGTTGCACAAAGCAAAGGATTTAAAGAAGGAACTAAAGAATATAACGATGAAATTGTTAAACAACTTGAAAAAACAGACAAAGAAAGAAACATTGCTTTTGGAACAGAAGCTGAAAGAAAATCTAAAACAATGTATGGCAAACCCTATGCTGAATTAACTCCTGAAGAATCAGGAAAAGTAGATGCGGCTGTTGAAAAATCAGAAAGAGAAAAAGCAAAAGCAGGAACTTCTCCACAACAAATGCAAGGCAAGGCAATTTTGGCTAACAAAGCAAAACTTGCAGAAACTGTTGAAACAGACGCTTATGGCGCATCTGATCGGTTAACTCTTGCAAGAAATCTTAAAACTCTTTTGCCACAAGCATTTACAGGACTTGGTAGTGATGTTGCATTGGATGCAAGCAGATTAGCAGAAGTATTTGGTATAAACATACAAGGTGTTCCAGCATCACAAATTATTGACACTATTTTGGGTGAATTAACAATTGGTGCGGCATCAAATCTTAAAGGTTCTTTGTCTGATAAAGATGTAAAGTTCTTAAAAGAAACCATTGGCTCAAGAGGTTTGTCATTACGAACTTTGCAATATGTTGCAGATAGGATTGAAGAAAATGCTTTGATTGATAATGCCGCCAATGATGCGCTTGCAACTTATCTTGACGAAGGTGGAGATTTGAACAAATATAATTTCCCTGCGGAAAGAAAGAAAATAACTGAACGAATTAGAAAAGATAAAAAACGGCTTCAAGAACTTAGAGAAAAACAACAAAAATCTTAATAATAATTTGTCGTTATAAAGGAATCAATCATGGCATTAAAACCTGTTGAACAACAAGAGTTAGAGGCTCTTGAACAACAATATGGGTCTGTTTTTGACCAGCCAAAACCTCCGCCATCATTTGGTCAAAGAGTAACTCAATTTGGTCAACAATTAGGTCGGGCCACAGTACAGGCTTTGCCAGAAATAGGTGGCTTAGTTGGTGGTGCGCTTACAACATTTGGCACAAGAAATCCAGTGCTTGGGGCAGAAGCAAGAGCAGGTACAGCAGGACTAATTAGAGGTTTAGTAGGCACAGGTGCTGGTGCTCTTACTGGCACAGCCACAAAACAACAAATTGAAGCCTTCCAAGGCAAGAGTCAACCATTAACTAAGCAATTTGCTGAACAGTTATCAAACACAATAAATGAAGTAACTATAGATGCGGCAGGAAATGTAGTCTTTAAATTAGGTGGAAGCTTATTTAAAGTTGCAAAAGAAAAGTTGGCTTCTAAAGGTTTATTTACAACAAAAGCCACACCAGATATAGAAATAAAAAGACAAGTTCAGGCTTTGTTGGAAGAAGAAGGATTCGGTGGTTTAACTCGCTTTCAAGTAAAACCAACAACCACATCTGGACTTGTTGAATCAATAGGTAGAGGCGGTGTAGCTGGAAAAGGCACATTTACAAAACTTGAAGAAGCAAATACAACAGCATTGCAAAATAAAAGAGATAAAATCTTAAATGAATTTACTCCTCAAATTATTAAGGATGTAGAAACTGGTAAAAGTTATAAAGAAGCAATAAAAGACGCTCAATCTGGATTAAGTTTAGCGGCTGAAGAAGCTTATGGGGTAATTGAAAGAGCAGGTAAAAATGTCTCTGTAGATGTAAGTCCGATAGCAAATGACGCTTTAAAACGATTAAAAGAAGCATCTGATATTTCTAAGTCAGGAACTCCTAACATTGCTTTGAGCGACCAAGTTGTGACTCAATTAAGAAATATTGCTGATCTAAAAGGCAATATAACTTTTACTCAGGCGCACAAATTGCGTTCTGATTTAAATGCTCAATTAAGAGATGTTCAAAATGAATTTGGAGCAAATAGTCCATTAGTGGCTGTATTGACTCAAAATATTAAAGCAGTTGAACAAGCTATGGATTTATCGGCATCCAAGTTAAATCCAAAACTAAAAGAAGCTTATAGAGAAACATCAAATTTCTATAGAGAAAGTCTTACTGAGTTGTTTCCAGAATCTTTAGCCAAACTTAACAATAAAACTGTTGAGCGAGTAGGCGACACTATATTTGCTACGGGTAATGTTACAGAGATAGAGCAAATGTACAAATCTTTGGAACGAGCACAAACAATCAATCCAAAATTAAATGTCGGTGAAATTAAAGCGTCTTTACAAAGAAATTATCTTTCTGGATTGATAGGAACTGAGGGACAAGAGACTGCGGTTGCCTCTTTATTATCTTTAAATAAAAATTTACAAGACAAAAAATTTAGAAGGACATTTGAGGCCGCAATACCTGATGAACAAATAAGAGCTAATATTGAAACACTTGTAAATGCCGCAAGATTAAGTCAAGCGAAACCTCAAAACACCTTTTCTCTTGCTCTTGCGTCTGCTCAAGCTGATTCGGCTCAAAAAGTGTTGTTAGGCATAACAGCAGGTGCATCTGTTGCTGGAGGAATAGGATTAGTAGGGACAGTTTTATCTGCTGGTGGAATTCTTTTGACACCTCTAGCTTTGGCAAAATTTGCAACTAGCAAAGGCGGTGTCAAGGAATTGCTAAAAGCAGAACAAACATATTCTCAAGCACTTAAAGCTACAGGAGAAGAAAGAACAAAGTTGGGTTTAAAAACACTTGGCTTGATGAATGAAGCGTATAAAACGGCAGGGATAACAGAAGAAGACTTGGGTATTGCCAAGCCTGAACAAGCCAATCAAGCCATGACACCTGATGAGCTTAAAGAGTTAGAAATGCTAGAACAAAGATATCGCTAAGGACACAAAATTGACCCGATTAGTATTTGCCTTCTTGCGGCAGGACTTGTCAAGCAGATTCAAGCTGGCTGTGACCTGTACAAGCAAGCCAAAGAGTCCTTCATGGAGGTCAAGTCAACTGTTGAT